GGTGACCCTTCTATTACTTATACTAAATCAACTGATTATAATATTTGGAGACAATTAGTATTGACAAGAGAAGGAAGTAGTGGTGATTGTAAAATGTATGTAAATGGAAGTTTATATAAAACAGTATCAGCAATGTATTCAGCAGCTATTTATGAATCATCTAGATTAAACATAGGTGGAACGAATGCAGCAACTTGGCCGTTCGGTGCACAACCTTGGTATGGTGATGTAGCAATATTTAAAGCATGGAATGGTAAAGTAGTAACAGCGGGTGAAGTATCAGCTTCATTTACTTTATATCAAACAAGATTCGGACTATAATGAAAAAAGCAATAAAAGTAATAAAAGGAGATAAAGAGTACATAATGCATGTAGGTGCAATTTCAGTTGCAATAGATTATGCAGACTCTTGGGAAATAATAGAAGTGGAAGAAGATACTCAATTAAGTTCTTCAATAGAAATAATAAATTAAAAAATAACTATATTTTAAAAAACCAATGTTATTATAACATACAAAACAAAGTGATATGAATTCAAAAAGCGTATTAAACAAAATATTAACATTACTATCATTAGAAGATGGTTCAGTTAATTTTACCGATGCAAAAGATGCAAAAGGAAATATTTTACAATCTCCTACATTTGATTTAGGCGAAGATGTTGAAGTAGTTTCAGAAGATGGAACTAAAACTCCAGCACCAGATGGTGAGCATGAAGTTGAATTGACAGATTCAGAAGGTAAGAAAGTTGTTATCAGAATCGAAACTAAAGATGGTAAAATCGTTAGTAGAGAAAATGTAGAAGAAAAATCTCCAGCTGATTTAGAAGATATGAAACCTAAAGAAGAAGTAGTTGATAAAGAAGCAGAGAAGAAAAAAGAGGAAGATATTAAAATGGCTGATGCTACTACTGAAGAAGCACATCCACTTCCAAACACAACTGATGAAGACCCTCGCAATATGATTGCAGATGATTCAGAAGAAACTGAAAAAGACCCATTGATTTCTCTATCTTATAGAATTGCAGAAATGGAAAAGCAAATGAAAACAATGATGGAGAAATTCGGTATGGATAATCCTCCAATGGAAGAAGGAACTGATGAAACAGTAACTCCATCGGCTAACTTACCTGAAGATGGTGTTGCTATGGCAGCTGAAGATGAAGAGGACTTACCTAAATTAGATGGTGCTCCAATCGAATCAACAGGATTTAAATTTAATTCAGATACAATTCACAAAACAAACAATAGTGGGAAGGTGCCGAATTCACAAAACAGCTTCCTATCTAAACTTTATTCATAAAAATATTTAAAAAACAAACAACATGAAAAAATTTCAAAAGTTTGCTGAACCTACAATTAGTAACTCAACCTACGCGGGAGAGGCAGCTGCACAATACATCGCTGCAGCATTGTTATCAGCAAAAACATTAGACAACAAGTATGTTACAATCATGCCTAACGTGAAGTACAAAGAAGTAATTCAAAAGTTAGCAGTTGATGGTATCGTACAAGACGCATCTTGTGATTTCGTAACTTCAGGTAGTGTAACTATCTCTGAAAGAGTAATCACTCCTAAAGAATTACAAGTTAACTTACAATTATGTAAGCAAAACTTCGTAGCATCTTGGCAAGCTTTACAATTAGGTTTCTCTGCATTTGACGAGATTCCAAAATCATTCAACGACTACTTAATCTCTTATGTAGGTGGTATCGTAGCACAAGCAACTGAGCAATCTATTTGGACTGGTTCTGCTAGTACAAACGGACAATTCGGTGGTTTCCAACCAGCATTATCTTCTTCTATTGCAGCAGCAACAGGTGTTATCTCTGCAAAGAGTGGTTCAACTGTAATCTCTGGCTCAATCACTTCAGCTAACGTATTAGATAAATTAAATTCAGTAGTAAATACTATACCTAACACAGTTTATGGTAAAGAAGATTTATTATTGTATGTACCAACTAACGTAGGTAAGGCTTACCAACAAGCATTAGCAGGTGGAGCAGTAGGAGCTAACGGATGGAACAACCAAATGAACGTAGGTGACAAACCTTTCAACTTCAATGGTATTGAAATCGTAATGTGTCCAGGTATGGGTGACTCTTCAGTAGTTGCAGCTCAAAAATCTAACTTGTTCTTCGGTACAGGTTTACTTTCTGACTACAATGAAGTGAAGGTAATCGACATGGCTAACATCGATGGCTCACAAAACTATCGTATCATAATGAGATACACAGCAGGTACTCAAATCGGTATCTTGAGTGATGTAGTATACTACGGAGCATACTAAAAATAACTAATATGGGGGTGGGAAATACTCACCCCTTTATTTACTAACAAAACTAAAAAACGAAAATTATGCCTTGTAACTTAACAGCAGGTAGACAAGAAGTTTGTAAAGAATCCATTGGTGGTTTGTTGGGTGTGTATTTTATGAATTACACAACTGGCTCATTCACATTTTCAACTGGCTCTTCTTATGGTGTTGCTGAATCAGCAGTACCAGCAGGAACTATCACAGCTTTACCGGCCTCTCAATCATTGTATTACTATGAATTGAAAGGTACTAGTGCATATACCGAAACTGTCACTACTTCTCGTGAGAACGGAACTACATTCTTCCAACAAGAATTAACTCTGAACTTAAAGAAATTAACAAACGAAATGTCAACTCAATTGAAGTTGATGGCTTATGGTAGACCACAAGTTATCGTTTGGACTAACAATGGTGATTCTTTTATTGGAGGTTTAAAGTTAGGAATGGATGTAACCGCAGGAACTATCAACACAGGTGGAGCATTAGGTGACCTTTATGGTTATTCTATTACTTTAACAGGTACTGAACAATTCCCAGCTACGTGGATTTCTGGCTCAAACACAACAACAGCAATTTCAACCGGAGTATTAAATGGAGGAGTAATTGTTTATTCTTAATCGGTATAAGCATATAAAATAATTGAACCCTACTCGAAAGAGTGGGGTTTTTTTATTTAACTATTATTACAAAAATGTATGTTATTACCAGATACGAACAAGATAAATAATAGCTAATGTTAGGATACCACATATCACAGTCTAACGAATATACATTCAGAATACAACCTACTGCTTCCGCAGAGTTTACAATGTCTTTACAAGATATGACAACTTTGGAAACATTTACAGGTAGTATTGCTAGTATGAGTTATCAACCATACGAAAGTTTCGTTTCCTTCTCATTAAACATTAGTGGAGCAATAGTAGGTGAAGAGTGGAGAGCTACTCTATATAATTCAGGTAGTACAACCTCACTATGGAATGGTTCATTTCAAGCATTTGCATCTACATCAGTTCTTATACCTAACTCCGATTATGAAAATCAAAATAAACAATATGTTTCTCGTGTTAGTGAGAACAGATATGTAATACTAGAATAATATGAAACAAACTCAAAAATTTGCAGTTATTAATGTAAACACAAACCAACTTCCAATTATAACGGAAGATACTAAATCTCGTTATTCATGGGTGCCATTTGGTGTTTATGGACACGATGATTTCTTTAATGCAGTAATTTCTGCATGGAATGTATCTACAACAACATCTGCATGTGTGGAGGGTATAGCCGATTTAATATATGGTAAAGGGTTGTATTCTAAAAGTGAACAATTTAATACTACTTTACAAAAGTTAATCCCACAGGAAGAAACTAAGAGAGTAGCATTTGATTTAAAGCTATTTGGTAACGCTGCATACCAAGTGTATTGGAACGATGAACATACAAAGATAATCAAATTTTACCATGTGCCTGTTCAAACATTAAGAGCAGAGAAGATATATGGTGAACCAAAGATTCAAAATTATTATTATTGTACTGATTGGAATGACCAAAGAAGAGTTAAAGATAAGAAAAAGATTCCAGCATTTGGAACATCTGATGAGAAGTGTGAAATACTTTACATTAAGAACTATTTTCCAGGCTTATATTACTACTCCTTACCTGATTGGGTATCTGCGATGCAGTATTCAATAGCAGAAGGTGAGATTAGTAACTTACATTTAAACAACATTACAAATGGTTTCTTACCGGCAGTAATGATTAACTTTAATAATGGTGTACCAGCTCCTGAAGAAAGAGAAACAATTGAAGATTTAATTCAGGCTAAGTTTACAGGTACGGATAACGCAGGTCGTTTTATGTTATCATTCAACGATGACCCTGCTACTAAACCAACTATTGATATTATTCAGATAGATAATCTACATGAGAAATATGAATATGTTGCAAACTATACACAAGATAGAATCTTAGTTGCTCATAGAATTACTTCACCATTACTTTTTGGTATTCGTACTGAAGGTAACGGATTCAGTTCTCAATCTGAAGAGATGATGACTGCATTTAGTATTTTACAAACAATGACTATATCTCCATTCCAAAATATTATCTTAAACACATTAGATGCGGCTCTAACGGAAGGTGGATACAAAGATACACAATTATACTTTGACCAATTAACTCCATTAGCAATCTTATCTCAACAGGCAGAAGATACTGATAAAACAATTGAAGAAGTAGCAGATACAACAAATAAAGAAATGGAGAATCCTGCAACAGCTGAAAATCCATCTGAGCAGACATTACAATCAGAACCCATACCTAACGTAAGTTTTAGTGATGAAGATGAATTGCAATTTATTAGAACAGTAGGAACAAGAAGTCATCATTTTTCAAAAGAATTTAATTAATAAACTATGGCAATTGCACTTTTTATAACAAGAAACGATATAATCAAAAACACTCCATTACAGGGTGCGATAGATGCCGATGCTCTATTACCATTCGTAGGTATATCTCAAATTAAGTATTTAAAAAACTTATTGGGTACGGTATTGTATGAGTATTTAGATGCACAAATATTAGCAGGTACTGTTGATAATTTAAGTATATATTATCAGGACTTACTAACTGACCACATTAAACCATGTTTAATTTGGCATGCATGTGCTGAATACATTCCGTTTAGTTCCGTTCAATTTAAAGCAAATGGAGCGGTTAAACAACAATCAGAGCAAGGTATAGCACCTTCTAAATCTGAATTGGATTATCTATTAGCAAAAGCTAATGAGAATGCAAACTACTATGATTTAAGATTGCAAAATTATCTTATTGCATATAGCAATAATATACCTCAATACTTACAATCAGTAGGAAACCAAACTCAGATTTATCCCGATATGACGAACCAATATTTTGGAGGAATTCAATTATAAAAGATATGCAACAACAAATTGTAAAAAATACTGGTACTAACTATACGTTGTATTATAATGTTTTAAATTACTTTAAGACAATTATGAACAACCACCCTAGTATTCAGCAAGTATCGCAAGGTGATATAACGGAAGTGGATAATATTTCATATCCAACATATCCATTGGGTAATATATTAATTACCAATTCTACATTTGGAAGCAATGTAACTGAATTTACAGTTCAATTAATTGTTGCTGATAAAGTAAAGAATAAAAATAATGAATCTGAAGGAAAGACAAACGCTCAAATTGTACCTTTTTATGGTGTGGATGATATGGTTGATATACACGCTAACACACTTGCCATTTTAAACGATTTAACAGCATATACGCAAAGGGGGGTTGCTGGTTTTGAAATAAACGGAGAAATAACCTGTACCCCATTTGGGGATAGATTCAACAACGGACTCGCCGGGTGGCAAACGGAGTTCACTCTAACAACCCACAACGATAAAAATCGTTGTCTTTTTTTTTTAGTAAATCCTAGTGGAAGCGGATATATTATTGAAGATTGTGCTGATGGTGAGAAGTATAAAGCAGTATTAAGCGAATCAGGTAGTATTGGACAGGTATTTGCAAGTAGATGGTTTCCTGCAACAGGTGTTGATTTAACTACTTACTATGATTTGAATTGTTATACTATCGTAGATACATTTGAAGGTGAAGATGATTATGATTATGTAAACTTACCTGTTTTGTATTTACCATATAGAGATTTTGGAACGTGTGAGTATTGTAATAGATGGATAGTGAATCAGAGATGGGGAACAACACCACAAAGATGGGGACAAGGAACGGATGTAGCATTTAGAAAATGGCAATACGATTAAAATTATAAAATAAAAAATAAATGGGAAGTTTAAGTAATTTATTTATCTCACAAAGTTATCAAGGTTTATTAACCTTTTCAACTAATAGTGGCTCAACATCCACACTAACTTTAATTAGTGATGGTAGTGGTAATGGATTGGGATTATATCTTAATAACAATGGTGCATTACAAACAACTACATCGATTAGTTCTTCATTAATAGAAGCAACTAAAATTATTATAAAAGATAAATTAGAATTAACAGGTAGTATTGATTTATTAGGTAGCCTAACAGCAAGTAATGCATTCATTAAAAATGATTTAATTGTTAGCGGAACATTATTCGCTAGTAAGGTAGTAACACTAATAGAATCATCATCAATTATATTCTCTTCAGGGAGCAATATATTAGGAGATTCTATCTTAGATATACAAACCCTTAACGGAACAGTTATCGTTTCAGGAAGCGAACAGGTGACAGGTTCTATGGGTATATCGGGTGATTTAGAAGTAAAGGGAAATATTTCTTCTTCTACTATTAGTGGAATTGGAAATGTAACTGCATATTCTGCTAGTGTTCAATCTCTTATTAATAGTGTAAGTTCATCTATATCAGGAACTATTAATAATGTATCTCAATCGATATCAGGAACTATTACAACTTTATCTCAATCATTTGATTCTCGTTTAGATTATTTAGAAGGACCATTTAGTACATCAGTAGATTCTCGTTTAGATGCATTGGAAGCATTTACAGGCTCACAAGGTTTAGTAACTACTTCATCATTTCAAGCATATACTGCATCAGTTAATGCAGATTTGACAAGTATACATCAAACTACTGCAAGTTTAAATACATTTAGTGCAAGTGCTAAAATTCAATTAAGTAATTTAGAATTAAATTCAGCTAGTGTTAATATATCAATAGCAAATTTAAATACTACTACTGCAAGTTTAAATGTTTCAGTTAGTAATATAAATTCATTTACTCAATCATTCTCACAATCAGTAGCGACTAGATTTACTTACACACCAACAACAGGTAGTAATACATTTATTGGAGTTGAATCTATTTCAGGCTCATTGAATATAACAGGCTCAATGGGTATGACTGGTAATATGGTTTATATAGGTTCTGTTAGAGGAAATGTAACTCCTTTAAATATATCGTCTACTACTGCAAGTATGGATTTAAGTTTAGGTAATTTCTTTACTATAACTTTAAATAATGCAGGAG